TGGCAAAACGGTTATTACCCTGACAGCTATAGAGGATCTAATGTATAACCGTTTAGAAGTTGATAAGGTCCTTGTAATAGCACCTTTGAGGGTGGCAAAGATGACCTGGGGCAGTGAGATAGAAAAATGGGACCACCTTAAACACCTGACTATATCCAAGGTTTTAGGTACAGAAAGACAACGGTTGGCAGCTTTAAAGAAGGAGGCAGATATTTACATCATTAACCGGGAAAACACAGAATGGCTTGTAAGTCTTTACGGCAGAGCATGGCCGTTTGACATGGTAGTGATTGATGAACTTTCCAGTTTTAAATCAAGTAAGGCAAGACGTTTCAGGGCATTAAGGAAGGTTCGGCCACTGATTAAAAGAATTGTTGGACTGACAGGTACCCCTACACCAAACGGATTAATTGATCTTTGGCCACAGATGTATCTTTTGGACCGGGGTGAAAGGTTAGGGAAAACCATAACCGGATACAGACAAAAGTATTTCATCCCAAACCAGAGAAACTGGCAGACAGGAGTTGTATATAACTACAAGCTAAAAGAGGGGGCAGAGAAAGATATTTATGAGAAAATCAGTGATATCTGCGTCAGCATGAAAGCTGAAGACTACATCGAACTTCCCGATTGTGTTGATGTGGATTACCCGGTGAAGTTAGACCCGAAAGCACAAAAAGCATACGACAAGATGGAACGGGATATGCTGCTTCAGGTAGATGAGGATACTATTGATGCTGGGTCCGCTGCGGTGCTGACAGGAAAACTACTGCAGCTGTGCAACGGAGCTGTGTATTGCAATGATGAAGCTGGAAATCGTAAGGTTGTTGAGGTACACGACTGCAAGATAGAAGCTTTTCTGGAGCTGGTGGAGCAACTTCACGGTAAACCGGCACTTGTTTTTTATAACTTTCAGCATGACCTTGAGCGAATTATAAAGGCGTTGAACGGTTCCGGGCTTCGAGTAGCGCAATTGACCGGACCGGCAGAACAACAGGCATGGAATAATCATGAAATTGATATCCTATTGGCACATCCGGCTAGTTGTGCGTACGGTCTTAATCTCCAGGAAGGGGGAAATCATGTTATATGGTTTGGCCTAAATTGGAGCCTTGAATTGTACCAGCAGGCCATAGCACGTTTACATAGACAGGGACAAACCGAAAAAGTTTTTAATCACCGATTGGTTGTTGTTAGCGGGGTGGATGAGGATGTTATTAATGCCCTGGCTGACAAAGAAAAGACACAGGAAACATTAATGAATGCCTTGAAGGCAAGGATTGAAGGAATTAAATCGAAGGAGGCAAAAGCTGTATGAGAGGAACAGAGGAATCAAAAATCAAAAGACTGGAAGGAACTATTCGGAGAAGGGACAGGCAAATTGAAAAGCTGCAGAAGGAGTTAGAGGCAAAGCAGAAGCATTTGGACAGGGTTAAAAACGACCTATTGCCGCCGGTTTATCAGGAAATCAAGAATGTCATAGGGCAACGGGACGAGGCGAAGGCAAGCGTTGCTATTATCCAGGCCTGGATATGTGCAATACTGGTTCAGGAAGATCTCGCTGAAGTTAGGTTGCCAAATGACCTTGTGAGTACAGCGCTAGAAAAATTTAAACTAAAAGCTGAAAAAGATGATGACGGAGTAATTCTCTGGGTTGAAACAGTTGAAGAGCAGGCAATATCACAGCGGGAGTGAGAAGAGATATGGGATGCGTGTCAGCTAAAACATTGTACAAGGAACACATTCTCCAGGGAAAAACCTTGGATGAGCTGTCACAGAAATATGGTCTGTCCCGGTACCGCATTCATCGTTTGGTTATGACTTACCGGATGGAAGAGTTAGGGGAAGTGGTTTTGACCGCATCCTACCTGAGAAAAAAACTTATTACTGAGCGTTGTACATATCGTGATGTGGCGAAAATGAACTGTTGCAGTGTGTCAACAGTGTATCGAAAAGCAAGAAAATATAATATAAAACCAAACAGGCAACCAGGTAACCCAAAATTTTTTAACCCTCGAACATAGTTGATTTTAGCGGATTATAGAAAAATAGCATAAAATTTAATTAATAATTCGGGCTAATAATTTTCAACTCACTAATAATTCACTAAAGAATGGGGGTAAAACCGTAATGAGGTTTTCGGATACAGAACTTATCGATGTGATTAAGCAAGTAGGGTATAAAAAAAGGGGAAATCAGACTAAAATAGCAGAGTTGTTAGGAGCTTCACAGGGGTATATATCCCAGCGAATAAATCAGTTAATAGAACAGGGGCTAATAGATGAGAACTGGTACCCAATAGTGCAAGATAGAATAGCAAAGCCTACACCGGTACCGGCGGGATATGAAAGTCATTTTGAGCGTGAGGCTCGTATCAGGAAAAAACTGAGACAGGAAATTAAAGCGGAAGTGATGAAAAAAATTGAAAATTTGTTGTTCCCTGAGTAAGGTATTTCAGGAAGAAAGGCCCTTCTAACCTATAATTCAAGGTGGGAGGGCTTTTTAATGGCTAAAAAACGTGACTGGGTGAAAATACGAACTGAATATGAGACGACAAAAACATCGTATCGGAAGCTGGCTGAAAAATACGGTATTCCGTTTCCTACTATTCGGGACCGTGCAAAGCGTGAAGGGTGGGCGGCTTCGGCAAAACGTAACAGAGAGGATATCGTTACGAAAGTTATAGCGAAAACGTCACAGAGATTAGCCGACCGCCGTGCTGCACGTATAGTGGATGAAATTGACCCGGCGCTGGAGGCCACAGAACTGATTAACAAAATCGTTCTGGATGCACTTAAAGATGAATTGCAGTTTAAAAGGCATCTGGTTCAGGTAAAAGAAAAATCACCGCAAATAGTCACATTAACAACTTCAACAGGAAAACAGACTGAGAGAGTTATGTCTGTTGAAAACCAGAACGTTGAAGAGCGCATTTATGATGTTGTTGATACAAAACGCCTGGCTGATCTTGCGAAAGCTCTCCAAATATCAAAAGAACTGCAGCGGACATTGCTTGGCCTGCTTAGTCCTGCAGACAAGGCAAAAATTGAGGTTGATGAACAAAAGATTCAGCTGGCTAAGGAAAAGCTTGAACTGGATAAAGCTGCAGCAGCACAAAAATCTCAGATTACTGACGAGGGGATCATAATCCAGATGGAAGGTGAATTGGATGAATGGTCCGAATAAGGCGGTGAAGGACTATAGCAGCGATAACGGTTAAACTTCGTGGTTATCCATATCCGAAACAAATACAGTTTTTTAAATCTAAGGCCAGGTACACAGCTTACGGTGGGGCCCGCGGCGGTGGTAAGAGCTGGGCGGCAAGACGCAAAGCTATCCTATTGTGCTTCAAGTACCCAGGCATCCAGATCCTGTTTGTTCGCCGTACATACAAGGACCTGAAAGAAAATCATTTGCTGCAACTGCAGGCTGAAATAGGTCACGTTTGCAAATATGACCGTGAGTCTCACGCTTTTATATTCCCGAATGGCTCACGTTTACGCCTGGGATACTGCGACAATGAGAAGGATGCTCTCCAATATCAGGGCCAGGCATACGATGTCATATTCCTTGAAGAGGCGACACAATTTACAGAGTTTCAGTTTCAGATCTTCACCGAATGTAACCGCTCCAGCGGCATGATTAAGGTGAAGTTCAGACCGCGAATGTATTTTACTTGCAATCCTGGTGGAGTTGGCCATGCCTGGGTGAAAAGATTGTTCATCGACAAGAAATATAAAAGCAAGGAAAAGCCTGAGAATTATGTTTTCATACCTTCATTGGTGTACGACAACAAATATCTGATGGAGAATGACCCGGATTATGTTGAAGCCCTGGAGGCTCTTCCGGAAGTTCGAAAAAAGGCAATGCTTTATGGAGACTGGAATGTGTTTGAAGGGCAGTATTTCACTGAATGGCGTGATAACCCGGAAGGCTATCTTACGCATCGGTGGACGCATGTTGTTGAGCCGTTCAGGATTCCGGATACATGGTACCGGTACCGGTCATTTGACTTTGGTTATGCAAGGCCTTTTGCTGTGGGCTGGTATGCGGTGAATCATGACGGCGTGATATACAAATACCGGGAGCTGTATGGATGGACCGGGGAACCGGATGTTGGTGTCAGATGGTCTGCAGATAAAATAGCCCAGGAGATACGCAAAATAGAAGACGAATTGGAACCACCCGGTATTTACATTCATGGTGTCGCGGACCCGGCAATCTGGATTGAGGGGCATGGAGAAAAAGGTGAAAGTATAGCAGAAATCATGGAAAAACATCGGGTGTATTTCAACAAAGCTGATAACAACCGGCTGAATGGGTGGATGCAGATGCATAACCGACTGGAATTTGATGAAGAAGGCCGGGCTGCATTGTATGTGTTTACAACATGCGTAAACACCATCAGAACAATACCTGAAATGTTGCACGATACAGTGAATGTTGAGGACCTGGATTCAAAACTTGAAGATCATATCGCGGATGAGATGCGTTATGTCTGCATGGCAAGGCCAATTGGACCGCGCAAGAAAGTGAAGAAAAAAGAGATCCCATATAATCCGTTGGAGACTGAGAGAGAGCAGAAGCGTGATCCTTACGGTTTCATTCGTATGTAGAAGCATGCTGTATTATAGAGCTAAGGGGTGATCCTATGAATTTTAATTTGTTTGGCTATAACGTGAATATATCCAGGAATATACCGAAGGGAGCACAAGAGGGATTACGAACAGGTATGGATCGGTCACGAGTCCGCGCGGCTCTGGATACGTTGCAGAAGTACCAACGTGGAAAAGAACAGCTGGATGCAAAGATAGTCGATAACGAAATGTGGTACCGATCCAGGCATTGGGACCTTATTCGGAAAGAATACGCAAAAGATAAGCCCGAGCCGGTGACTGCATATCTGTTTAACATTCTTGCCAACAAGCACGCGGATGCAATGGATAATTACCCGAAAGCAAACTTCCTGCCAAAAGACAGGGACGATATACAAGAGGCCCAAAGATTAACGGAAATTGTACCGGCAATATTAAAAGCGAATAATTACCGCAAGGTATACAGCAATGCATGGTGGTACAAGCTCAAACACGGATTTGTAATCAAGGGTATGTTTTGGGATCCAGAGGCAAATAACGGCCTGGGCGATATCAAACCATCGTACATAGATGCACTTAATTGCGCTTGGGAACCGGGAATAACTAATATCCAGGACAGTAAAAATTTCTTTGTGTGGGCTCTGGAAGATACCGAATACCTGAAAAAGCAGATGCCAGAAATAGCAGATAAACTATCCAGTGACAAGCCGATTATCCCGAAGCAGTATATCCAGGATGACCAGAACGATTTATCAGACAAAACACTGATGATTGACTGGTATTACTTCATTGAGAATTCTCAGGGCAGAAAGACGCTGCAATTATGCAAGTTGGCCGGAGACATTCCGTATTTTTGTTCAGAGGATTACCCGGAATATGTCGAAAAAGGCTATTACGAATGCAATCAATACCCGGTTGAGTTTGATGTGCTGTTTCCTGAAGAGGGAACCATTACAGGGTTTGGATTTATAGATATTGCTAAAAATCCGCAAATTTACATTGACAAGCTTGATGCTATCATCATCGAAAATGCCTTTAAGGCGGGTCGAAAAAGGTGGTTTTATAAACGCAGCAGCGGTATAAACTTGGATGATGCCACAGACTGGTCAAAAGAATTTATCGAAACTGAGGGTAGCTTGAGTGAGGATAGTATTCGTGAGTGGCAGGTTACACCTTTGCATCCGTTCATTGTTCAGCATCGTCAGGAAAAAATATCAGAACTTCGGGAAATTTCCGCAAATGACGTGTTCAATTCCGGCCAGGGCGGTAAAGGCGTTACAGCTGCAGCTGCAATATATGCGCTCCAGGAAGCCGGAAACAAGGTTTCCAGGGATATGATTTCTTCTTCGTATGAAGTATTCAGGCGTGAAATGACCTTTCTTGTAGAACATATAAGGCAATTATATAATGTCACCCGTACATTCAGGATAGATATGCCGAATGGGACCTATGAATTTGTTGATTATGATAATTCCGGCCTCAGGCCGCAGCTGTTTCCATCAATGTATGAAGGTGAAGAGCCGAAATACAGGAAGCCTGAATTCGATATTGACATCGTTCCTGAAAAATCAAATCCGTATTCTACTATGGTCCACAATGAGATGGCACAAGCGATGTTCAAAGCTGGTTTCTTTAACCCTCAGATGGCAGAATCGGCGCTTATTGCCCTTGAGATGATGACTTTTGAAGGAAAAGAAAAAATAGCTGAAATGATTCGCGCAAATGCAATGATGTATCAACAGATGCAACAAATGCAACAGACTCTTATGCGAGTGCAGCCAATCCTTCAAGCTCTTGCAGCACAACAGAAACAGGGGGTGCTTCCTGGTGGTGACAGTAGAGTTTTACAGGGATAACCATGGCTTTACGGCTATGGACCTGAAAGGCCATGCCGGATATAACCCTGGAAACGATGTTGTTTGTGCCGGTATATCAGCACTTGCCTTTGCACTTGTAGGTACCTTGAAAAACATACAGGATATTTCATTTACCCGCTTGCAGTATCAGAACGGGGTGACGGTGGAAATTGAACCGTTCGCTGATGAAACAGAGCAGGCCGTGGTGGATGCAGTGTTTATGACTGTTCTTATTGGCCTGAAACAGATTGAAAAGCAGTATCCAAACCATATTCAGGTTAGGGAGATGAAGACATGATAATCACTAACCACGCCCGAAAACGAATAAAAGAACGCGCAGGGGTGGGGAAAAAAGCCTGTTATAGGTTAGTGAATAATGCAATCAAAAGGGGTATAAACAGGACACAGTTGACCGGCTCAATTCGCCGGTACCTGGACAAGCTCTATTATTCTCATGAAGAGTGTACGGACATCATCGTATATGCAGGAAAAGTGTTTGTTTTTGTCAAGTCAATCCTGGTGACCGTGATGCACTTACCAAGTCAGTACATAAAGGACGTGAAGAAGTGTAAAAAATTCCGTTGCAAAATAGATTTTTAACTCATGCTAATGTATTTTTAGACACCCCGGAAAGACGGGAGATTTTGACACGCCGGAGAGACGGCAGGAGGAAGATGTTATGAACCTTGAAAATCTATTGGATATCAACCTTACCCACTTTGATGAAGGTGGAACAGCTGCCGCGGATGCCGGAGGTACAGCCGGTGATGCTACTGGATCAGCTGCAGGTGGGGAAAGTGCACAAGGCAGTAACGAGCCTGGTGACGCCGGCCAGGGATCAACTATGTCTCCAGAAGAGAGGGCTGCTGCGTATAAAAAGTTCAAGGCCGAGTTTAAAGACCTATATGACCAGGATGTTCAGGGCCACATTAGCAGGCGAATGAAAAAGTTTACCGGCTTGGAGCAAAACCTTAAAGAACTGGATGCTGACATGAAAAAAGTGATGAAAATACTCAATGTCAGTGATAGAAAGCAAGCTCTCGCAGAGTTGGAAAAGATTCAGCAGAAGCGTCTGGAGGATGAAGCATACGAAAAAGGCATGAGCGTTGAAGAGTACAGAAGGGAAATGGAGCGTGAACGGAAGCTTGCCGAGATTGCGGCCTGGGAAAGGAAACAGGAAGAAATTCGGCAAAAAGCTGCGAAGCATCAGGCCGATGCAATTGAACTTCAGAGAATATATCCGGAATTTAATCTGAGAGCAGAAGCTTTGAATCCACAGTTTGTACAGTTGATTGATGAGGGCATGAGCATTAAAGCAGCGTATGAAATAGTTCACGCACCGGAAATCCTGTCAAAACGGCCGGAATTTGCAGAGTTTGACTTTAAAAACTGGCAGCCGAATGATGTTTTCTTCACGATGCTTGAGAATGGTTTCCCTATTGACAATGCTTTCAAGGTATCTGAGATGGACTGGTGGGAAGAAAACATCGCAAAGCGGATGGAGAAAAGAACAGCTGACAACATAAAGGCCAACAATCAAAGACCAAAAGAAAACGGGGCAAATAACAGCCCTGCAGTAAACATCAAGAAAAATCCGTCTGCCATGACGGGCAAGGAAGTGAAGGAACTTGCCGATCGAATCCTACGAGGTGACCTCAGACCTGAGGACGTTAAATTTTAACGGATAAACCTGGTGGGATTGCGGGCAAGAATCAAGAATTGAAGAAAGGAGAGTAATCCCACTATGGAAAAGTTACTGAAGCTTTTCAATGATGTAGCTGAATATGTTGGGTTCGACATTCAGCACTTTGACAATACAAACGTAACGACCGATGAGGGCTTGTCAGCAGAAATGAAAACTTTCTATGATAAGTACCTGATTGAGAATGCAAAAGCCGTTTTGGTTCATGACCAATTTGGCCAACAGAGAGATATTCCAAAGGGTTCAGGTAAGACAGTTGAATTCAGGAAGTACGCACCTTATCCAAAAGCTCTGATACCATTAACTGAAGGTGTTACTCCATCTGGTAGGAAACTGTCGGTCAGCACGATCACCGCAACTGTCAACCAGTACGGTGATTATACGGAAATTTCCGATGTGCTGATACTGACCGCCATTGACAACAACATCCTGGAGGCAACAAAATTGCACGCACAGCAGGCTGGTGAGACCCTTGACACCGTAACCCGTGAAGTGCTGAACGGTGGAACTAACGTACAGTATGCAAACGGCCAGGTGAATGCCAGGTATCTGCTCACTGGAGGACAGTCCCAAGCAGCAGATAACCATTATCTGACTGTTGAGTGCATCAGGCGCGGTGTAAGAAACCTAAAGACCAATAAAGCCAAGAAGATTAATGGTTACTATGTTGGCATTATCCATCCGGATGTTGCATTCGACCTTATGGGCGATAAGGATTGGATCAGCGCATCCGAATACGCCGGTTCCGAACAAATCTTTGAAGGTGAAATCGGCAAGATTCACGGTGTGAGGTTTGTTGAAACCACAGAAGCAAAGATCTTCCATGCAGAGGATCTTGTTGCTGAGGGATCCACAAACGAAACCCGCGCCTTGACCGTTGCTTCCTGGACAGCTGGAACAAAGACTGTTGGTATTGATGAGGCTCTTTCTGCCGCTGAAGCAACAGCACTGGCAGGTAGAAAAGTTATTATTGATGGTGTGCTGTACTCAATCAAGAGTGCAACTGCAGGGACAGCAGGGAGTGCATCATTTGTTGTGAATGAAACCGCACCAGCGGGCAACGCACCTGCAGATGGCGATGTTATCTATCCGGGTGAAGCCGGAGCTGCAGGCCGTGATGTATATTCCACCCTGCTCCTTGGTGCTGACGCATACGGCGTTACTAAGGTAACCGGTGGTGGGTTGCAGACCATCGTGAAGCAGCTGGGTTCTGCCGGTACCGCCGATCCTTTGAACCAAAGGGCAACTGTAGGCTGGAAAGCCATCAAAACTGCAGTAAGGCTTGTTGAAACCTACATGCTCAGGATTGAAACCGCATCCACTTTTGAAAGCGGGGCTAACTAAACCATAAAGGGTGTCAATTATACTGACACCCTTTACCCAATTACGACACGCCGGAAAGACGGTAGGAGGATGATATTATGTTAGAAGAATTGAATAAAAAATTATCGGATATGACAAAGGCTGAATTATTGGCATATATAGAAGCTCAGCAGGCAAAGGAAAAAGAGCTTGAAGCAAAGCTTGAGGAGCTGAAAACGAAAAAAGTGGATGATATTCAGGAGCCGGTTAATACAACTCCAAGAAACATACAGGACTGGCTGAATGAAAGAGTGCCATTTTTTGCTTTTAAAGATAACGACAAGTACAAGGATGACATTGTTGTCGGCGTAAATGGCAAAACCTTCATCATCCAACGCGGTGTGGAGGTCATGATTCCACGGTATGTAAAAATGGTGCTGGAGGATTCGATGATACAGGATGTCCACGCTGCAAATGTCATCGAAAGCTTTGAGGAACAACACAGGAGACGGGTACGGGAATTGGGGATTGAACGGTAAAAACACTTAAAGACCATCTAATCAGGTGGTCTTTTTAACTTTTTTTTGTATAAAAGGTGTGATTGATTTGAAAATACGGGAAGTTATACAAAGAGTTGATGAACTCAGACCGAACAGATTTGGGGATAAACTGAAGATTGATTGGTGCTGGGATGTAGATTCAGCCGTTCGCAATGATTTAATCCCGGAATACACTGTGCATCCGATTCAGAGAAAAGCGGGCCAGTCTGCATATAACCTTCCTGAAGACGTGTCATTTTCGGATATCGTCCTGGTGTATGTTGAAGGAAAACAGATAGACAAAATTGACGTCCGGAGCCTAAACAGGCCTGGATATTTCTTTGCTGATGACAAGATTAATTTTTATCCGATACCGCACCAGACAGACAAAGAGCCTGGCCAGATTCGTATAGTGGCCAGAAAACCACTTGAAAAATACACGACTTTGGACCAGGAGCTTTTGCTTCCTGACTCACAATTAAAGATTTATATGTGGTACCTGCTTGCACAAATAGCATATTTCAATGATGATATAGACACATACAACAATGACATGCTGCAGTTTAATACAGCCTGGGATGAATACGCAAAGCAGCTCCAGCGAAACCGGCCGGCGAACCATCTTAAGTCCAGAAATTTCATGTAGGTGAAAATAAATGCGATTACCATATGCAAATCCTAAGAGGAATAAAGTTAAACCTGTTATATATGGGTTTCAAGGCCTTAACAGGAATTCTGTTATTTCAGATAACCAAATATCGGCATCCTGGAACATGTCCTCGAGAGAATTACCATGCCTTGTAACCAGGCCACCCCGTGAAGTGTATACAACTTTAAGCAAACAGCCAAATGCGTTATTTGCCTCTGAAAAGCTTTGTTGGGTGGACGGAACTGATTTTGTATGGGATGGCATGGTAAAAGGAACGGTGGCCAACGGACCCAAATCTATAGTCGATTTTAACGGCCGTATTGTGATTTTTCCGGATAAAAAATACTACGACTATATCGAGGATGAGTTTGGTAACGTTGGTAACGGTACCGAATACCCGGCCGAAGGTTCCTGCCCTGATATTGATGTAGCCTGTGTACATAACAACCGGATATTCGGCCTGAAAGGCTCGAATATTTATGCCTGCGCCCTGGGAAACATGCAGGACTGGACAACTTTTGTGGATGAAAACGGAGATCCGTCAGAGGTAGGAGCGTATGCAACCGATGTGGCAAGTGACGGATCCTTTACTGGGTGTGTTGAGTATCAGGGTCATGTTGTAATGCTTAAACCGGATTTTTGTCATGAACTTTACGGCCAGCGACCGGGAAATTTTAATGTGCTTCAAGTTTCAAAAACCGGCGGATTAACACAAAATTCCATAACAGAAGTTAAATCATTGCTGTATTTTTTGTCCCGGGACGGAATAATGAGATATTCCGGTGGCCAGCCTGCTGAAATATCGCAGGATTTGAACGAAACCTTTATTTCCGGGGCTTCAGGGACTGACGGCAGAATGTATTATATCTCCCTGGAGACTAAAGACGGGAAAAAGCTTTATGTTTATGATACTCAAAATGATGTGTGGATGCAGGAAGATAATCTGGATATTATACAGTTCGCGCGCTGGAACGGAAGTTTGTATGCCATGGCTGCTGATAAAAAGATATATAAGTTTAATTCGGGTACCGAGAAATTTCACTGGTGGTTTGAAACGGCTGATTTTACTGATGATTATTTCGGTAAGAAAGTTAATACCGGTATATCTTACCGGGTGGAGCTGGCAGAAGACACTTTCATGACAGTTTCAGTTAAAACAGACGGTGGAATGTACAAGGATATAAAGACCATAACGAATAAAGGCAATAAGCAGATGTACCTGGTAGATATCCCACCACTCCAGTGTGAAAGGATAAAGATAAAATTCTCCGGATACGGTACCTCAAGAATATATGGCATGAGCAGAAATGTTACGATAGGAAGTGACAGGGTATGAATTTTAAATTAGATCCTCCTGATACTTTAAGAGGCGTGAAAATAGAACAAAGGGTTCAAGTCTTAGAGGATTATTGCCACAGGCTCCGGAAAGAGCTGCTGCATTTTACAGAGAATATCGATGAGAACAATTTCAGCAAAATAATAAAAATTAAAGCTGCACAGATTGGGTCCGTATATGCAGAAAGCGTTGTTGCAGATACTACGCTTATAAACGTGAATATGACGGTAGGTTCGGGCAATGATATATTCAAAGTGGACAAACAGGGGATATATTTAGGTAATGCCGAGTTTAATAAAGCTCCATTTTCCGTAGATATGGAAGGAAACCTATATGCCACAAACGCATATATAGAGGGTAAAATCGCTTCATCAGAGTTTATAGGTGGGACGATAACAGGCGGAACAATAACTGGTGCTATGCTTAGAACTGATTTTCCAGGGAATAAGCGTATTGAAATTAGTGGAACAGGCTTAGTATGCAGAAATACAAGCGACCAAAAACATGGTGTGTGTATTGATGTTGATGGCAATTATTCAAAGATAGAGTTTTTCAACAACGAATCATTGATAGGCAGCATAGGTTTGGATGGCGCGGGAAACTACAATATAATTGGTTCAGATATTAATATTTACAATGGTTCTCCAATAGGAACATGGAATTGCTCAGGCGCTAATTTTACATACTTAAGAGAAAGCTCAGGGAATTATTATGCTACGGAAAACTGGGTAACAGCCAACTTCTCCCCATTAGGACATTCCCACTCATATGCCGAAATGTCTGATATATTTGCGGCAATAGCTGCACATGAAGCGGCATATCATTAAAAAAAGGGGCTTATTCTACCCCTTTTAAAATTGGTAATGCTATATATATATATAATCGTCAAGAGTTGCAGAATCGTTTGTGCTATAAACTGTATGCAAGGGAAGAGAGCATAACACAGTTCCATCATTCTGCAAAAAATAAAAGATTCCGTCTTTTATCCTGAAAGAAAGCCCAAGCGATTCGCTTTTGTCTCGTAATTCTCCCCAACGCACATAATACTTGCCTTCGTATAAGATTACGTTAAGTCCATCCGGCGTTTTAACAACCTCACTCACATTATCAACTCCCTTTGCAGAAAGTGGCTGAGTTTTTTGCGTAGCTATCCGTATCTCTTTTGTCGGCACATCAAACTCAAACCCTATTCCTATTTTATCACATATGCTTCTAAATTCCGCAGCAGGGATATAATTGAATCCAGGTTCCATTATCAGTAAGGGTAATTCCCCTTTAACCTCAACACCATCTACAACAATTTTACATTCTGATTGCTTTAAGACATATTCCTTAACAGCAGCGTTTACAGTGATAGTAAACATAATGCCGATTAAAAAGCCAATTAAAATATTTCCTATGTTCTTCATAACTTAAACACCTCCTGCATATAGTTATAGTTTACCACTTTTTGAGAATTATGCAAACAGCAATTATGGAAACAGTTTCATGTAAATATCTTAAGCAAGTGGTTGATGATTGCAAATCAAAACTTGATACGGTGCTATAATCAAACTGAAATTTACTCAGGAGGTGCTCGGTGTGGATAAACGTGTCTTAGCAAACCTTTATTTTTTCCTTGAGAAGACCGCTAAGAATGGATTGACTTTGAACGAGGTTGAAGCAATGCATGAAATATTATCAGCATTAAAAAAGTTAGAACTTCAGATGCAGTCCCAAAATGAGAAAGGGGTTCGTACCGATGATTAGAAAAAAATTCTATTTGGTTTTCAATCTGAATGATGGCAGTACAATTGAAACTGGCTTTAAAGTTGTGCAGAATGATGTGGATGCATACACCATTAATGCGGTTATATTTGATGGTTCCGCTCCTATCGATTATGAATTAATAAGCTCCGCAACAATCACCTATGAAAAGCCCGATGGAAAAATCGTTCAAAGAGATATGACAGTAGAATCAAACATGATAACCTGTATAGTCAAATCCAATGAAATATCAGTATTGGGTGTTGTTAAAGCATCCATTCAGCTGTATGGTGAGGATGATGAAAGACTGTCATTGCTGCCGTTTACCTTTGAGGTAACAAAAGACATGATATCCCCGCCTGTGGTAGAGAGTACAAATGAATTTCCTATCCTTCAAAAACTTGTCCAGGATGTACATACCATCATCCCGATGCTGCCAGAAATTCAGCAAATAGCATTTGAGATGCCAGGAATTATAGAATTCTTTGACGCTGCAGAAGTATCCGAAGTGCAGAGAGTTGCGAATGAGAATACCAGGCAGGCCCAGGAAGCAGCAAGACAAGCCAGCATAGCCGACATTATTAATCAGTTTAACAACCTTGTTACGGCAAAACAACAGGAAGCAGAAGTCATAATAGCGAGGGACGGAGAGGCTAATTTAAAAGCAAGGCTGGACAGGGATAAGCAAGAACTTAGTTCGCAATTGGCACAAACAGCGACAAAAGAAGAGTTATTAGAATTAAATCGGAGAAAAGCTGATCAATCATTTGTAGACAGCCAATTTGCAACTATTGTAAGTGGTGCTCCAAGAGGTACTTATACAGATTTAAACGCGTTAAGAGAGGCATACCCAGAGGGTACTGAAGGTGTGATGCTTGTCCTTGATGATGGTCATTGGTATTACTGGAACGAAACCGCACAAGATTGGCTTGATGGAGGAATTTATCAAGCTACCGGAATAGATAAAGAATCAGTTTTTGATATTTTGGGAGTTTCTAATAGCTTTCCTGTTTTAAAAGATAGGAATTTAATTGTAAACGGAAATATAAACGATGGGATTAACAATTGGCAAACTTACCAAAACCTTGCGACTTTAAGTGTGGTTGATGGTCGATTAAGGTCTACGGCGGATGATGCCGGAAATGCGGCTTATATAGGGCAATGGGGAAATTGGAATAGGCCAGTCAATACAAAATTTTATATTGTCTATCATATATGCGGTAACAAGTCTGGTATAGTCAATATTGGATTGGTTCATGACAGTTTTTTTACTGTTGTACAGTCTAAGATAAATATAAATGTGACAACAAGTCTTACAAGACATTCCAATGTTATCACTTCGAGTGAGCTAACAATTGGCGGTATCAGATTCAGGGGGACGGATTATACAAGCCCGGGTGATTATATAGAGGTTGATAATGTTTTATGTGTTGATCTTACCGCTTTATTTGGTATCGGCAACGAACCATCGAAGGAAGTAATGGATATGATTTTATTCGCAAATGAAAATGGTTTAATTGAGCCAGATGATATTTTGCTTGTAGATAAGATAAGATCAACGGTTCAATCAGTCATTTTTAATAATGGTATGATTGAACAGATACAACATAAGAGTGGCGATTTGATTATTAGGCAAGATGAGTTTACTTTTACAGACAACTCAGTAACTGAGAAGCGTAGTATCCCTACCGGAGAGAGCATAACGTTTATTAATCATCTTGATACCTTTGAAACGGAAGTGATTTAAAATGAATTTAAGTTATATCTTAAATAAACAAAGTAAAATAGTAAGGCCTATATCCTTTAAAGATATAGCGGTAGAAGTATTACCAAATGAGTACTACGAAACACCAAGAATTTTTGCAGATGATTTTTACTTCTTTAGATTTCAAATAAATTTAGATATGGATGTCGAAACAGGAGGTGTGCAAGGTGGCATTACTCAAGAAAACATCGAGGTATACTATCAAGATGCAAATAAAAGTGAGAGTTTAGCTGGAACTGCAAATGGTATGTATGTGAAAGTGCCATTTGGTATAACAGGAGCAACTGCTTTAGGTTCGTCAGTAATTTATAGTGATGGTGACATACCAATATATAACGAAGATTTTAGAATTAGAGTGAAAAATAAAAGCGATAAACCTATTTTAGTTCGTAATGTCACGTTAAGACTATTAAAATAAAAGGGGGTTTGTGAAAATGAGTGAAATTTGGACAAGACCGAGACGAGTTGAAATCCCAGAGATACCAGAGGTAAAACCTAAGTTTGTTGCTGGATTCACCACAGCAAGACTTCCTAGAGAACTAGGGGATTCAAATAACAGGAATTTATCGTTAATATCTAAAAAGGTAGTTCAAGAGGGAGATACACTACCAGATACTATTGGCTATTTGTATTTGGATGAAAGCACTCAAAAAATTTATTATTCTTCTGGTGTTTTTAACGAACCTAAGTTTCTATTTAATTGGAATAAGAGTTTAAGTAATGGAAGAAATTGTGAGTTTTACAATGCTTTTATAACAAAAGAAGGCGATATTATATTTATGAGAAATAGAGTTAGGGATAATCCTATCATATATCCAGCCAATGATTATGGTAATCCATATGTTATAGAGTTTGGGGACAGATTAAAACCTTATGCCTTTGAAACGGATGCTGGGATAGATATGCACCCTAACGGAGACTACTTTATTTTTGGTGAATACACAGACCATAAAATAGCTGACGAGGTAAACAACGACCCGAGAATTATATGGAAAGTAACTAAGCCTTTTGACAACCCTGATAATTGGCAAATTAAACATTCATTTAAGCACGTTTATTTCAGTTCTCCAGTAAGTGATGAACCTGATAGAGAAATCGGACACATCCATACAGTAGTTAGAGATTTTTATACAGGTGTATGGTATTGTTCAACAGGTGATATAGACAGACACTGTAGAGTTTGGCTATCCACTGACGAGGGTGAAACGTGGTCGGAAGTTGCAAAAGATAAAGTGGCACTAAGTTCAGATGGTACGTGGAAAGAGGTTGTAAGTAGAGGTCAAGCGTGGAGGGCTTTCGGAATGATTTTCACAAAAGAATGTGCTTATTGGGGGACAGATGCACATGGTGTAAATGTTCATGCCCTTTATAGAATTGATAAAAATAAAGACACAGGCGTTTTAGACTTTTCAACTATTACTTTCTTGGCTAATCTAGATTTCAAGAATGGTCAACCACAACCAACTTATACGACTTGTTATCTTAGAGAGCCTAACGGACTGCTGTTTTTAGATAGGGCTGAACCAAGAAGTGATCATTTACTGGATTTATCATTTTGGAGTTTTGAGTACAACGAGTTATTTAAGTTAGGAACGTTTAACCGTATTCCTAACGAAAGCTCTAATAATCGTAGTGGTTGGGGTAACCAAGTTGCTACACATTATCAACCAACTGCAGAGGACGGTATTGTGTTCGGGGCTGGTTCTTATATTCGTAGAAATAAAATGGACGTTCTTAACAATCGAGTTGAGAATAGGGTTGGAAATATGAAAATTAGAATATACGAAGTATAAAAATAGTAAGCCTTGAAATAAGGCTTACTTCCTACTTAAAGTTCTTTTTCCATAAATGATATGGTAAAGCGTCTAGTATTTCCGGTACCTATTTTTTTATAACCATTTTTTATGTAGAATTTTTCTAAATGTTTATGGTTACTTAGTAGATCTAATCTTAATACCTTAGCACCTTGTTCTCGAGCGATTTTCTCGGCGTTTTCTAAAACCTTACTTCCAATACCTTTAGATTGAGTTTCCGGTAATATTGCAAGTCTGGAAAGATATAGGAATGAAGTATCGTCTTCTTCTACTGCGTTAATGTATGACTCAGGATACTCTGGTACTAACATAAAAGTTCCTATTTGGATGCTATGTTGCAACACCATATACACCATTCCATTATTTATTCGTCTTTTTAAAACATCTTGAGGATATAGATTAGACCAATGATCCAAACCGAACTTTGTTTGCATATCTGCCGAACACTCGTAATAAATTTGCTTTATACGGTCAATGTCTGATTCAGTTGCTAATTTAATTTCCATTTTTATCACCTCGCTTTAAGAATAACATAAAATTCAGAAAAAGAAGTGATTGTTTTTTTTTTTTTTTTTTTTTTTTTT